GTTGAGTTCCAGTTCCTGAATCTAAACTGGTATATTCTAGATACTGTGGATTAGTACTATAAGTTTTTTCATCAAGTGCTACTTCTGTATAAGGATTAATCTGTATTGACCCATATTCTCCTGTACGTATTGCCCATTCTTCGTAGTAGTCAATTTCACTTGATATATTATTAAATTCTGTTTTTAGTAAAGCATTAACTGCATTTCTAGTACCTTTTTGTTTGATATAACCTTTGTAAAGATCAACCTGTGTTGCTTCACTTAATCCTAGTTCATCAAGATATGGGCGGTCTTTAAATCCAATCAGTCCACTGTCATAATTGCTGTCAGGTCCTGATGCATGACTAATTGGTTCTAAACTTTCATCATATGTATTATAATAGGCTTCGCCAAATTTAGCAATAGTGCTAAAGTTTGGTAATAATCCTGATTTAATTTGTTCTCTGTTAATAAATTCCCATTGACTAAAATCAAAGTTACTGGTTGCTGTTATATTTTCTAACGCTACATAGTATTGATCTTTAAACTCAACTAATTCGCCTTTGAGGTAATCACGTCCTTGGCTCCATTGATCAACTTCGCCATCATTATAGATAAAGCCTCCTGGAGATAAACTACCGTCCCAGTCTGCTGTTACTTGTCCAATCAGTTTTAATCTGTATTGTCTATTACCTAGTTCTGGTTTATAGATAACATCATTGAATACTGTTTCGTTATCAAAACTGAGAACGTGTTCATATTGCACAAGATTTAATTCAACAAGACCAATTGTTTGTCCTTCTTGATCTAATGTTACTTTAAATCTATCAGGGAATCTAACAACTTGATAGTTGTTTTTCTTAACAACTCTAAAGTTTTGATCTAATACTTTAGAACCCAGAGTAGTATCTGTGATGCCATCAACAATAGCATTTGATGTTAATAATCTAATACTGTTATTAACAGGACTCAGAATTAAGATATTACCTACTGCCCAACCTTGTTGGATCCAGTTTAAGAATTCTTTAGCACTTAGAGTAAAGTTTTTAATTTCACCTAACTCATTTTCTAAATCATTAAACACAAATCCTTGTGCTTTTAGAGAACGTTCATAACTAATTAAGAAATCAACTACCTGTTGTCTATTTTTAAATTCATAACCATATGGTACTGTGATTTTTTCTTTTTTATAATCAAAGTATATAGTAGCATCAAGATCTAATACTTTGATCTTGGTAGCATTGTTGTTGACCACACTTGGAATAATTGTAAAATATGGTAAGTCTGTGTTATAACCTTTTACTGACCAACCGTTGTTGGTTTTAGTTATAATGACACCACTGTAAATAACTTTCTTAACAGGAGTGCTCTTAGCCAAATGTATTCTATAGTTTTCTTGTGGAAGTACTACTGAATCGTTGGTACTTGTAGGCGAATACTGTTCTGCTAACACAGTTAGATATCGTTTATCTGTAAAGCCTGCCATCTTGTAGGCAAGATTAATATCAAATTCTTTAATCAATGTATCAAATTTAACTTTAGGAGTAATGCCTAGGTTAATTAGATAGTCACCAATCCAGTTTAAGTAGCCTGCACCAAATTTATGTCCTGGTTCTATTTTGTTACCAACTGCGTGGTATGTGATATCACTTTGTTTTAGGTGTTCACTGGTGTCTTTGTCAATGTATTGATTAACTGTTGCATTTTTATAGTATTGTTGTACGTTGATCAATTGACCAAAGTAACGTGCTGGTTTAGCCAATGCCATGGCCATCTGTACCGCAAATGGATAATCGCTTGAACGGCGCCATGCTGTTTCAGCAGGACCTTGATCTCCTAGTGCCCAAGCAGTAGCGCCATCAAGACTGTTAAACTTGTAAACCATATACTGTGCTGGTGCTTTTAGATATCCATTTTCATCACATGGAATGTAGTGATCTACTAGTCCTGGACGTTTATATCTTTCAACCACAGTGTATGTTTGTGTTGTTGGATTCCACACACGACCTTCTTGTAGATCTTCCCATAGTAGAGCATTGCCACCAGTGTATGGTGCAGGACCATAACGGTCTTCCCACCAACTTGGTTTGTTAGCAAAGCCTAGTGACTCCCATGGAGTTCTGTTAGGTGCATCTGTGTCATAGTAGTAGTTGTAAACACCACGCCAGCCACCTGGTAATTTTTCTCTATCTTGTGCATCACTGAATCTACCATAGTTCCAAGTAAATGGATCGTTGGCTTGGAATGTAGTGTTTGATGAGTAGTCAATTGAGTTATTACCTACCCATGTTAAGAAACTGGTGCTCAGTAACTGATCAAATTCTTTTCTAGTATAATCAGTGGTTCTAAACTTACCTGGCTGTACATCTGCTGGTTTAAACACTTCATTATTAACATCAACTTTGATGTTGTTGTAGATACGTTTTTCTAATTCTAATAACAGTGTGTCTCTAAAGTCACCAAATGCAGGTGTACGTGAACCATCATGACCTCTGATTACATTGATAGTTGTTCTATATGATGTGTCTTCAAATTGTTCTGGATAGTATTTTGGCCATAGACCTAGTTTAGTTGGTGTTTCAGGAACATAACTACCATGTGTATCATTATACTCTACAATTTTAAGATTGTAACCAACTTCAAGTGTTACGCGATCTGTTAGAGTAATTGCACTCAGAGTATCATCAAACACATAGTCTCTGTCTTTGACTAATTGTACATTGTTGTTTGCATTTGTTAGTGCAATAGCAGAACCAACTCCACCAACACGATATGTTTTATTTCTATACATTGGCGGATTAACTGAGTTGCCAAATCTAACCAACATGTTATTTTCAAATAACACACCTTCTGGTGAAATATAATTAGCACTGTTAATAATGTCTGCATCAACATCAACTGTTGCGTCATTTACTCGTTTAGCATCAGGATCTGCATTAAGATAAACTAGAACACCTTTGTCTGCTAACTGACTGTCATTGAATACATTTGTAATTTCATAACGTCTATCTAAAGGATTAAAGATTTCATAGTTAATTGTTCTTTTGTTATCACCAAACGGTACCATGTCACTGTGATACCAAGACATAGTATTGTTTTTGTTTGCTGTCAACTCTTGCATGATCAAATCAACAGCACGTTCAGGATCATCTCCATCAACACCGTTAAGACTTACACTGAGTTCTAAAAATTTATTTCTAAATCTCTGATACTCACGTTGAGCATGTTTGAGTGCTTTAACAAAGTTTGCATCTTCATCTGTTAAGAATAAACTAGCATAACTTACAGGAGCAGAATGCTGTAGAATCTGTCCACCTTGTGATTTAAAGTTTAAGTCACGTAGGTTGTTTGCACCAACACTAGGTCCTACTACGTTACGAGTATTTTCACTTAATGTAGATAAATGGTTTCTTAACTGTCCGAGTGTTAGGCTAGTTAGGTCTTTGTTCTGTGCGTTAAAGTCTAGGTTAACAGGCACTTGATATGACAAAGTAGCACCTGGTGTAGTACTAAAGTAGCAGATGTCAACTTTATCATTTTCTGCTAAGGTACTTGTAACTGTAACTGTTTTATCTGTCAGTGTCCAATGTTCTGGTGCTAAAAATTTATTATTGACATATACTTTGGTATTTGGAATTAATCTATCTAGTGCAGGTGCAGTTTCAAGCGTAAATGTTTTAGCACTTTCGCCATCATAACTAAATGTTGCTGTTTGATACTGTTTGGTAGATTCAACTATGTTGTTCCAAATGTTTTTTGTAGTAACTGTGTTTCTATCTTGTATGTGATGTAGATAGTACTTGCTTGTTGATTCTGTAACTGTGGTTGCATCTACACCATAGGTAAATGTATCATAGTCAAAGAAGTTATAAAATTCAATTTCGCCCTGTGTGGTTAAGTTTCTATAACTTAATGGGAATCCTAATACTGTGTCTTCTTTACCTGTACCTTGTTTGTATCCAAATATTTTGTTACCTACAAAGTCACTGCGTAGGTATGTACTTACACTGATATCATTTGCATCAAATAGATCAAACAAAGGCTCTTGATGTAGTTTAGTTTTTTGTTGACTTTCTTTCCAATTAACACCGTTATACCACCATGATGATCCTTTGTAAGGGCCAGTCATCACAACTGTGGTGTCCCATTCTTCAATGTCACCATCATCTGCTTTAACAAGATTAATCTGTGGTGTACCTTTGTCTGCGTTTAGTCCGTCCCATTCAGGATAAATGATATTTAAAACATAAATTTTATTTTTCACTAATGGATCAAGATCATTGGCAAAAATAATTCTTAGTCCAGATGTTAAAGTAATGCCATATGCTTCTGTAATATTCTGACCTTGGAAACTGTTAAACGCATCTGTGGTAGTAGTATCTAAGATATCAATCTGCTTCTTACCTATACGTCCATGATTGAATAACTGTAGATCTGCATCAAATTCAATAATAGGTCTTACAGCACGAGCGTCTTGATCATACTGTGGTGCAGAGCCAGGTGTGTTATAATCTGTTGTTGCTTTGATAACATCAGCATGGAACCAACGGTTGTTTCTTGACCATGGGTTAAAATCAACACTGCCTCTGTTAATTAAAATATAATCTTGAATAACGTCGTTTGGATAGTTAGCAGAAATTTCACTATTATAGTTTTCTGGTGTCGCCATCCACTCTACTGGTACTAGTTTAATTGCTGTACCAACACCTTCCACATAGTATTCATTATTACGATATGCTTCTTGAACTACATTAACGTCAAACTTAACCTTGAGACCATTAGTAAATCTTACACCATTAGGTGATGTGTAATTTTTTCTACCTAGGATATCTTCATTAACATCAATATTAAATCCTGTAGGCTCAACAATTTTAAATTTACCAAATGCTGATTCAACGCCATCTTGATAGTATAAAATATCTTGTGGTGCTGTGATCAATGGAACTGGATACATCACTAGGTTGTAATCTTTATAAAACTCTCTGTTGGCATTTGTTTTACCTTGTTTAACATAGACTTTTTCATCTACATTAAAACGTCTAACAGTACCAGTTGCAGGATCTCTATTGTCCAGTCTGATCATATAATCGTTATTAGGGGTTGACACAGGATAAACTGGTTGTGTGATATTGTCTATTCTAACAACTTTACTGTTGTCTACTTCAAATAAAATATCATTTTCGTATTTTACTTTAACTTCTGTACTGTTAGTCACTGCTTCTAGAGCAACTGCACTAGCACCTGTTTTTTCTTGTACAATTCTATCACCTGCTTGACAAGTAATGTTACCATTAAACTTAAGAATGTTACTCATTGGCACAAGTTTAACTGTCCATACTGCTACTCTGTCTGCTTCAGGCACTGTTTGTCCTGGAAGGAACTGTGCTTTATCCCAAACTTCATCTGGATCTACTTCCCAATGTCCATCATACTCTGCTGTGTAGAAAGGACCTTTAACTGTCCATGCTTCTTCATCAATGTTAGGATCAACTGTTAGGTCTGTTTGTATGTTAGGTATTTGATCTTGATCAACAAAGATCATAGTCTTACCATCAAGTTCACTTATGATGCCATCAAAGCCGCCTTCGTTTTCTATAAACTGACTGACTAGTTGTCCGTGTACATCTGTATAACGTGCTGATGATGTAAAGTTAACTGCATCGTATGGAGTTGTCATTGATATCCAACGATCTTGTTCATCTGCCTGTGCTACTCTAAATGTCACAGTGCCTTGATCTTCGCCGTTGTTTTCAACACCTAATACATCACGGTTGCTGATAGTTAATGCAGTGTTTAGTCTACCGTCAACACCCGGCTCACTCTGTATCCAAAAAGGTACACCTGCTTGATCAACTTCAAATTGATATGTTCCGCCTCTAGCAAGAATAACATCTGGGTTTTGGTCGCCTGCTGTGGTAAATCTATATTCGCCACTGGCTTGATCTCTTGTAACTGTGTATGTTTTTTCTAATTCAACGTTGCCACTATAAATGTCAACAGCATCAGGACCATTAGGTAACCAGTAATACTGACTAAAGTTAACAAACTTGTCCATGTCAATTTGTGGATCATATGTATAACTTTCGTTTTCAAATAAGCGTGAATGATTGTTAACAAGACCACCATAGTATTGAACTCTGTTTAAGAGGTCTGTGTAACTGCTAAAGAATTTTATTTTACCTTGACCATCTTTAACTATGGTACTAGGTTCAAGTTGATAGGTCTGTCTACTTTGATTTATTTCTTGTACATAGTTGTCTGCTGACTTGTATGTAGGAGAAAACTGTCGACCAATATAACCATAAACTTTTTTAAGATTGGGCTCTGATACCAATTGATCCAGTGTGGCTGACAAAAACTTTTCGTTTACATCAGTCTGGAATATCTGTGGTAATAGATTCTTCGTCTTGCGTGGTGTTGCCATTAAACTACCCCAACTTGATTAAGTTGTGCCGCTGTGATTGCTGGTATAATATCAACATTATCAACTGTAGCACTGCTAGTAATAATTTCATTGAAGTTTGCATTGATCTGTAACAAACTTCCAAATACTGATGAACTTGAACTTGGTACTATTGTAATACTTGACACATTAGGTGCTAGGACCTGATGTAAGTAAGCACTGAGTTCACTGAAGTAGAATGTTTCTCCAAAGTCCCAATTATCAATATTAAAGTATGCGTTGATTGCGGCAATCACTGATGTTTTAACTTCATTATCACTAATGGTTAAGTTAGGATTTTTAACTACTTTAAATGTTGCTTGTAGACTTGCTTCTGCTTTACTACCAAACACTGGTTTAAATTTAGCAGAGTTATAAATGATTGTGTCTGAAATACTCTTATAGTTTTCAAGTTCATTAAACTCAAGTTCTAGTGTTTGACTAGTTGGTTCCTTAGGTTCAGTTACAGTGTTTGATGTATCTTGAATCCAGTTTGTATAATCTGTTGAATACTGTCTTGTTAATACATACAAGTCAATGATATTGTTTGGGCTTGGATCAATACGTCTATAGTTTGGTGAGTTGTGTCTGTATTGAAAGTATAAATCCTGTCTGCCAAGTTTTGCTGAGTACTTGGTTGCTTTAGACAATGTATAACTGGCTACGTTGATACCTTCAGCAATACCAGTAACTGATAAAGTATAAAATTCATTTGTAGGAATTAGATAAAATATTTGTCCGTCTGTATATAAACTTTTGTTTAGTTCTAATTCTCTTAAACTCGCATATTCACTGACCACAAGATTTTTATCAATTGGTGTAGTTTTAACAAAGTTATCATAGGTAAATTCATTTTCAAAATAGATATACTTGTTCCCAGTATTAGTATCTGGTGCTACCAGTACTTCAAACAGTTCAGGATTGTCAGGAAAGCCATCATTGTTAGCATCAGGAAATGTAACTAGTACTTTACTTGGGTTTTCATATCCATCAACTTCTGTAATGTTTTTATAGATGTACCAAGTATAGTCAACTGCTAGACTGTTTGTGTCGTCTGGATTAGTGTTAACTTTTAATACTTTAATTTGATCTCTAACAGTAAAGCCTGTTTTAGGATCATAAATTTTTACATCATCATCAAAGTAGAAGTTTGTTTCTTGCTTAGATTCAAATGCGTAGTTAAGACCACGATAGTTAACTGTATAAGTTTGTCCCGCTGTTTCAAAGTACAAGTGCCAACTAGCATCTAACGCATTGCCTGTGGTATTACCTGCATTACTTCTATCAAAGTCACCAGTAGTTTTAATATTTTCTGCTGTAATTATTTTCCACTCATAGTTGTCAACATCATAACGTAGAGCAAATTCTTTAACTGCTAGAATATTGTCAATCATTGTATTAATAGTTGCTGTAGTCAGTGTTTTAGTAAAACTAGGAAACACAGCAACAATTTTAGCACCTTGTGGTACTTTGCCTGCTAGAGTAATAGGACCTACTCCGTTTGACAAATTGCCTAGACCGCTATTTGATCCGTCACCTGTTACTGCAACCACTGATGTGTATAAGAATTCTTTATCACCACCATAGGTAGGTGTGCCAGTTTTAATATTGTTGTTATTGTCAAAGTATTTGCCAGTACCTGCTGATAGTTTGACCACTGCACCTACACGAATATATTTTAAGTTGTTACTCACACTAGCACCCACTGGCTGTGGAGTGTCAGAAGAGTCAAACCAATATCCAGTTACTCCATTGGAAATATCAGTTGATTTATTCCAACTAATGTTTGATGTAATGCTTATAGTTGGATAGAAAGCATAGAAAAATTGCAGTGTTTCTTGACTCTGTAATATGTCTGCTACCTGACCATAGATAATACGTCTAATGTCGTTGGTATTTTCATATTCAAAACTAAAACTCTTAGCAAAACTTTCTCTGTACAAGTATCCGTCTTGTGCAAATATATTTGTTGATGAGTACTTACCAGTCGTGTCAATAACATCTAGGTAACGACTAACACCTGATGTTGTTCTGTTAACTGCTTTAACTTTTAGTACGTTACTAAACAGGGTGTAAGGAAGAATATTATAGTCTTCACCTGTGACCATTCTGTTTTGTGTGTAATATTGTTGTGGTGCTTTCTGTCTAACTTCTTCAACCGTTTCACGTGAACTTGCATTGGCCACCGTGTACTGTAGACTTGCTCTAACTGTTAGTGTTTCTGTACGGCCATTTCTGTTGACATAGTTAATGTTGACTACAATGCCCTGCATTTCATCAGGAGTAATTTTATAGTCTAATCCGTTTGATGTTCTGTAGTATAATCTAAAATTACCTTGTGGTATGTTGGCAAATGATCCGTCACCAAATACTAGATCAATTTGATCGCCTGCTTTGGTATTAACCTGATAGATGTTTTTATTTGTTAATTGATTATAGATAATATTGTTAAAACTCACAGCAGGAACTTTGTTCCACAGTGTGGTTGGGTTTGATGCTGTGTTTAATTTATACAACCAGCAGTCTGTGTTGTTGATATTATCTGAAGTAACACTAAACACTCTATTAGGAATACTTTCACTGAATGAAAAATCTGTTTGTTTTAATTCGCCTTGTTTAAAATATAAAAAGAAACCTGTGTTTGCTGATGAGTTTCCTAAATTATCTTTTCTGTATAGTATATTAAATGGTGAACCTGGTCTTGGAGCATTTTCATATACGTTGATGTCATTTTGTGATGTTGGTGATACAATTTCAAATCTCTGTCTAGAGCCTTCAACTGTTGTATCAAAACTGTATGTTGGTACTACTCCACTTACTAGGTTAAGTTGATATTCATCAGTTTGTATTCCGTTAATTGATTGACTGTTGTTAGGTTTACCAACAACCTGATTAGCATTCATTGCGGCATTGAGAATAGAATTAAACTGCTCTTGCCAATTATCATTACCAGTGTCATTCCATTCAACAACCAATCCTGATAAATTTAAACCATCTGAATCATAAACAACTTCTGTTGTTGACACTGAATCAATTTTTAAGTAGCCACTGGCTGGTATATTACGTTTAGGAACATAACTGATCAGACGTGCTAGTTTAAGAACTGAATCTCTACGTTCTGCTGTGTCAATAAAGTTTTCACGAGCATTAAGATCTGAACGAAATGCTAGACTCTGTCCTAAGAATGAGATAGTATCTATTAAAGCGATAAATTCACTTGACTCAATGAAGTCATTGAAGTCTTCTGGATAATATAATCTTAGATAGTCAATCATTGACTTACGAATAGTTTCGTAGTCATAACTCTGGAAGTCTGCATCGCGGAATGTTTGGTAGACTTTGGTCCAATCCTCCGCCACTAATAAACTAGATTGTCTTGTTGTTATTGCCATTGATCAAGGTTCCTATTATACTAGTGTATTTATTCAAGGAAATAATGTACTACTATTATGTTGACGTTGCAGACTTGGTTTCGTTGTCAAATTTAAGATTTAAAACAGTTCTAAGATCGTTAGGTATGTATCTTAGTTCTAATTCTATCTGTAGACCATGTAGATACTCTGTAATTACTACATTATCTACTCCTATGCGTGGGTCATAGTTGACAATTGACTGTATATCTTGAATTATTACGCTTTTTAGGTCTTCTGTGAGTGGTTCATGGATTACATTCCATATGATAGTACCAAAGTTAGGGTTCATTAACTTCTCACCTTTACGTATGTTAAAGTGATTAAGTAAATCCTGCTTAACTAAGTTGAAATCAGTGAGACGAAACTTTTGATTACGTCCAACTGTACTAAATCCTTTGTATGTAATAGCCATATAGATATTTATCCTGCCTGAATTGCTGGTAATTTCTGTGCTAGAACTGCTACACTGTACTTGCCTTTCTGGAAGTAGTCTAGTCCTGAAGTGCCAAACTGGTCAGCACCTGGTTCACCCTGTGCAACTTTTTTAGCACCACCTGGACCTAATAGGTGTGCAGTGGCCAGCCAACCAGCAACTTCTTGACTGTCGCCTTTGTTTTCTGCATTGATTACTCCATTTTTAACTAGACTGTTATAATTGCCAAGTGTGTAGTTATACATAGTATCTTCTTGCAGTGTTTCATTTTTCAGAAAGTCTTGTTTACTACCACAAGTTTTACTGATCCAGTTGTCAGGTATGTCAAGTTGACTGTTAGATGTTACACTTGACTTGACCAGTCCAGCATCTATCAGTGCTAGATACCCAAATTGATATTTTCCTAGATAGCCAATTGAATTTTCTGCTGAATAGTTGTTACTGCTTTCACTACGTGCTATCTGTGCAAAGTAACTGGTTACTTCTGTTTTTGACATTGGACCTATTGTGTCCTGTGCGTTAGGTTGATTGCGTAAGTCTTTATCAGTTGCAGGGTTAGCCACTGTAATGCCACTGGCACCAGCAAATGGATATGGTCCTGGACCTTTGTTCTGTAATGTTGGACTAGGATCTGAATCAATGTCTGCACCAGCAACACCCACTGTGGGTTTAAAACTTGGTTCATGGCTAGGTGCTTGTTTTGTAATTGTTCTTAACTGACCTTGTTCATTGACCCATAGATTACCTAGTGCTGTGTTTAGTTTGGTATCTGGTAGTGTGTTAACTGTTAAACTTTCAACTGGTTCTAGTTTTACACCCCCACCATTTTGTATGTCAACTTTTGATCCATTGATTTCAGTTTTACTGCCTGACAGTAAACTGGTTCTTGCACTGACATCTACATAGAAATTATTTTCTGATTTAACTGTGGTGTCACCGCCAGTGTTAATATCTAA